GGTAAGTTAGCCGTACTTGGTGGTAACCAAGGTAACATGGTTAAAGTGTCAGGATTCCCAACCAATGACGTGGTAGGTTATATCTTACCAACGGGTGTTCAACCTGTTTACGATATTCCTGAATATAAAGGGGATATGAATGTTTATAACAGTGGAAATGATGCTCGTGCCGATACACGTGGTCCAAGCGTTGAGAAAGGTGGTAATAGTAGTGAGTCTGCTTTAGCGGCTGTAACAGGTCAGGGTAGTACGCAACTTGCTCCAGCAAATCCAGCTGCAGATGTTGCTCAACAATTAGGTAGTGATACTTCAGTAATACCAAGTGTTGGAAGTAGTATTGCTCCCGAGCTGAATGCATTGCGTTCACAGATGGGTACAGCTACACCAACTGGTACTCCAGTACCATCAGTTGATGGTAGTGCTGCTACTGGTGATACTGCAACTCAACCCACTGGAACAGATACGTTCAGTATGACGCCTACATCAAGCGCTCCTGCGATTTCTAGTCCATCTGATAATATCGTAAGCAGTCTTAAACAAGCCTTCGTAGAGGGCTCTGCAGAGGGCAATAAACTCATGACAGATCTACTTAAACAACAAGTAGAACTTCAGGGTATTAATAACGATACGTTAGTTCAGGTGTTACAAGCAATCCAAGCGAATGGTGGTGCTGTAAGTGGTGATAGTAATATGACGCCAAGACAGCGAGAGGAAGCTGAACGTAGTCAGAACTCTCCTGCTAATCCAAAGCAGAAGATGACTGAGAACATGACAACAGGTCCTGTTCGTACTTCAGTAAAAGCTTAAGCTTATTAATTTAAAATGATGAGGCTACTTCGGTAGCCTCTTATTTTTGTTGTTCTATCGTTTTTATAAGTATATATTATTATTTTGAGATAGTGGGCATAGATCTCGTTATCTTACAAAGAGAACCTGCATCGGAATTGAAGTTACGACATAGGCGGAGGGTCACCTGACCGTGACCCTCCTGATAGTAAACATCCAAATAAGGAGTCCACTATGATCGATTTTAATCGAGCATTTGTTCTCATAACATATATTCGTTCTCTCAATCCTAACAATTTCTATTGGAAATGGTTTAAGGACAGTGAGAAGTACATCGATGCGTTATGCCGCGATGACTTCTCGGAGTTCGAATATCAACGTTGTTGGTCAGAATATAAACTAGCCGACAACGTATTCCGCCAGCTTTACGGCTGGTAAACCCATGGTAGCAGTGGTTGGCGGATGGAGCCACCACTGCTACATTATATTAACCAACATAGTAAGAATCTAATAGGGGGTTCACTATGACAACTATAGTTTACAAAAATGGTACATTAGCTACCGATACTAAGTTAACATTGAACCAGGAGAATTTAGCAGCTTCTGGTGACATAATCGATGGGTTGCTTAATAATCCAGAAACAGATGAAGTAGATCGTGGTATCCTACTTCGTACGTTAGAACTTATCAATGGTGGAGTTATGAGTCTTCACCAGGATGGGAAGTTTATCATCTTAGATAAAGAACAACAATTTCGTCTACATGAAGACGATACCGATAATGAAGTTGTTGCAATTGCAGGTGTAGGTAATATGCTGGCTTTTGCTGATTTTAAGAACTGGATTGATGGTACAAATGAGAGCCTCAATGAATTCTGGTATCGTTATAACACCAGAATGATTCGTGATGCGGAAGATGGTACCATTACTTATGAACAGGCGTTTGGTGCTCTAGTAGAGCTCATGTTTATCACCAAGAAAGGTTGTTATACTTGGGGAATTAATAGTAGTAAAGAAAATTGTTGTGATGAATGTTACTATCCAAACAACGATCAGCTTGCTATCGTAATGGGTTCAGGTGCTCAACGTTTTACTGATGAAATCGTTTATCGAATCTCAATTGCAGAAGTAGCCTGTAATCATACACCAGAGGAATTAGTCAAACTCGCAATGAAGCACGACGAACTCACCGGTGGTGAAGTTAAAACATTTATTTATCATTAGGAGGAAAAGATGGAAAGATACGGATTAAAAATAACAGGGGCAGATGAACTGGAAACAATTCTGCCAAGACGTGGCGATGTGATTAGACCACAAGCTAAACGTAGAGTTGAACATGCTCTGCATTTCATTGCAGACAAAATACGTAAAAGCGTACCTAGCCACGATAGTGTTATCATCATAGAGGCTGAATTAACTAACACTTATAGAGGTACCGATATGATGCCGTGTCGTATCACTGACCCTAACATCCAATGGTACCTCAGACAGGCAGGTTATGATTTTGAATTCATCAACAACGCCAGCAGTATCATGATTACCTGGGGTAAAATGATCTAGTAATATCAATGAGGCTACTTCGGTAGCCTCTACTTTTGTCTGTTTCTTTTTTTTTTCGGACAAAAGTAGAGGCATCCTAAGATGCCTCACTCTGTAACAACTAACAAAATTTACAAAAGGTGTTCAATGTCTCATCAAAAAAAAAACTGAACGATTGTATAATGCAATATATACATAAAATAATCAATGGTTTCCATATGGGGAACGTGTTACACCTGTCATCATACCAAAGCGACGTTTACGTACATCAATACGTTTATCATCTTCTTCTTTACGAACAAACGAGTCTACCGTCCTTGTTTCGATACCATATCCATCCAGTTGTTTATTGATCACATTTAAACGCTGGCTAATTCGCATTCTAAGGGCTGCGTGAGAAGTTTTAGAGAATTCCTCAACTAATTCATCGGCTTCTTGTTTAAGCTTCTCTATGCGCTCTAATTCAACGAAATCATCTTCACAAAGTTGTTTACCATCTTGGGTGACATTAATCATGGCACGTCTTGAGTCGATTCCGTAGAAATCGATATTCTTACCATAGCGAAGTAACCAGTTAGCAAGTAACCAAGCGATACACGAGTCATCATGTCCATCTGCACTGTGGTCAACACGACCTGAGTCGTCCACTTTCAATTGAGCAAGTTGGTTCACTAGGAACTGATCTCGCATCACATGACGGGATTGTTTTGCTGCTTCATCTAATACTTTAGAATAAAGATGCGTACGGGTCTTCTCGGAAGTATTGAAACCGAAGTATTGACGACATTGTTCGATATCATCTTTAGATGGCATCTTGTTACGCTGAAGGATCATATAAAGATCCGGCTTCAGTAACTTGTTATCAATAATACGATTGAAGATACGTTTAAACGGATTGATACCAGCATGGGTAAATGTTAACAAGATCGTATCGATGAATGTTTGAGCAGACGATTTCTTCTCGATGATGAGTGTCACATTTTCATATTTACTCATGAAATCAGCTAGCCATTTCGCTGAGGTTAAAATTGAACCTTGGCGAATCGATACGGTAGCAACAATAGATAAGTCTGTTACATTAATCAATACTAACGCAGTACTATCTCGACCGATCTGTTCTGAAGTATCGACACCCAAGATGCATTTATGGGTTGCCATATACTGAGGAATCTCTTCCTGATCAATATACCAACGGATTACGTAACCTGTTGAAGTCATCTCGTTATATTTCGCCATACGGATAGATTTATCCATATCAGCTAATATCGCTTTCGGGATGATGTTATCTTTACCGCCTTTACCCCAGATTAAGAAGTAATCTTTATTGATATCTTCATCCGTAGATGGCGCAGACATGATACGAGCGTAGAACTCTTCATCTGAAATACCGAGCATTCGATGAGAGAATTGCATACTCACTAATGGAACAGGTAGCCCCGTTTGGAAGTTGATAAATTTCAATGCTTCCTCGTGGTTCTGCTTATCGTAAAGTCCTTCCGACCAAGGACAGCCACTCACAAATAAATCGTAAGCATATTTGCCTTGTTTGGTTGACAAGTCACCTGCTGTGGTTGTATAAAGTCTTCCGTAAAGCATACCTGCTGCTTTGGCGTTGTTAATCGCCGCATCCATCGCTGAGGATACAGCAGGTAACATCACCCAGTTGTATTTTACGAAAGCGATCTCATCCACATGGAGTCGTTCGATAGTATAACCACGCGCTGCGTTGATTGCCGATTGTGGGTCATTCTGAGCTGGGATTAAGTTTAGAGTATTCATCTCCTGAGCGTAGTTGATGTAATCCTCGATATCTTTATCCTTACGTGTTTTGATCCACATGTAGGAAGGTAACATCCCACGAATTGCTTTAAGACGTTCCGTATTCTTTACTACCAAGGGTCTATCTTTAGTAATCAGTAATCCTTGCGTCTTATACCCATACACCATCACGTTATACACATGGAACAAGTCCGCACCAACAGATTTACCTGTCTGACGTGGTTGGATTGCATAGGTCGAGAAGCAATTCAGTAGGCACCACCACATGGCGATGATTGAACGGTTTGCTTGCACTCGGATACCATCAGTACCAGTTGCAGGAAGTCTTGCGACCTCACGTAACCAATACCAAGGATTCCGTTTACACTCAATGATCACTGCCGTACAAAGTTCAGCAGGTAATTTGGGGTCGAACGGATCGACCCCTACGAGACGTTTATCAAAAAGTGCGAGTGGAAACAAGCAGTTATTTATCCCTTGCTTTTTAAGGAGATTACAGAATCGAATGAACGACGTGTTCGTCGTCTGGAAATCCGCTATCGCACCAGGATAACGTAACCAGTCTTCTTGATAAAGTATCATTTTATTATTACCTTATTAGTAACGTAAAATCATCGGTGTCACTGAAAGATGTTGCGTTTCAGTTGGAGATAATTTACGTAACCATTCGATTGTTAATGTACTACCTTCTACCATTGGGAATTGAGGGTTATTCGGAATAGCAATTTCTTGGTTCCATTTACTGATCTCAAATTCCACTGATGTACCATCTGGTGTAGTTACACTAAAGTGAGTCGGTACTGGTGCCTTAGCTTCAACGTTCTCATCAAACAATGGTTTAGTTTGATAGTAGGTTCCTTCTAAGAAGAGATCTAATGAACGGAAGTCAAGATAACCGTTTAAGTTAATACCAATCTCATCAGCACGTTCACGACGTGTCATTTTGAGTTTAGTGTTTGCACCATAACCAGGAGTTTGTGATACGTGGTATTGAATTAAGTACGGTACATCGTAGTTCAGTGGATTACCGGATAAACCGATTTGGAAGTTTTGAACATGACGGTAGCTATTTAAACCGATATTAAGTTTAGATAACTCTAATGCAACAGAGATATGCTGAACGGTACCGAATTTCTTACCATTAAACATTTCAGTATTTGCACCTGGTTCGATGTAATCCGTTACGTTCAATACGATATCGCGGTCAAGGTTAAATAACCAGTATTCCAATTCGTAACCCGCAGCTGCATTTGCCCAACGTGGGATTGCCACTAAGTTCACTGAGTAACTACCATCTACCTCTAATGTACGGTAACGATAGATTTCGGTGATGTGACGATCTGCACCGATAGAAGCATTCCATGCCAGTTCATTATCAGCTAATTGATAACGTAACCCGAATGAGTTTGTTTCACCACGTAAGGTTGAGATATAATGATCTAAACCTAAGATAGAGAAACGTCCACCATCGATCGACAATACACGATCGCTACCATCACTGTAGTAAACTTTCGCCATTGTGAATAAACCATCACGTTGGATGTTAGATGGGAATTCAACTAGACGATCATCAGATGATGAAATAAACGGACTGATTAACTCAATACCGGTTACGTAAGCGGTTGCTGCATCTAAAGCACGTACGTTTGCTGCATTGGCTACGATAAACGTATTTTCACTACATGCTTTACCAGACGCAGAATAAGTTACTGCTGTCACCACTTCACCGATTTCAAGGTGTTCAGTCGTATGGCAAACTAATGGACGCTTGATCGCATTGCTATCATCAAAACGACTACCAATTGTAACAAGTGGTACGTTCTCAGAGTAGTTATCAAGGTTGTTATTACGATACTGAGAAATCACTTTACCAGTTGATGAAGTATCACGACCTTTAAATAACTTCATATAAGCCGTATCGGTGCCATATTGATGTAAGTTCACATCGACCATCAGTGTATGCGGAATAACACTCTTATCGTAGAAGATACGCCAGGTTTCAGATTGATAACCTGGACCCACCCCTCTAAACTGGTTGAGTTCACCTTCATCTTCTTTTGCAAACGTTAAGTTTGCAAATGTTGGGATAAGTGTAGATTCATCCACACTCACCACTTCTTTAAAACGGATGATACCACCACGGATATCTTCAACGATATCACCGACGTTCGGTACGTATAATCCTTTCGAATCTTGACCCATATAGATCTGATTCATATTCCATTGACGCCACCCGCGTTTTTCGTTGCGGTCTATAGACGTGACGTCTGGAGTAGCTTGATTGAGTTCATTTAACTCCATCTTATCCTATCCTTTTATTCTGTTACGTTTCGACGAGTACGTGTTACCTTAAACCAACCATTCAATCTTACCTTATTATTTAAGTAAGTTTGATTGATATGCTCAAACAATGCGTAGATACGATGATGTACTACAGTAGGCTGAGCTTGGTCAAACGGTCTTGGGTCAACGATAGCAAAGTCTTCATCGTAACCTTTAACACATGGGTCGCTGTTTAATAAGAACTTAAACTTACTAATCAATCTCGCAACTTTCGCTTTATTGTGATAATCAAACTCGATATATTTTCTCTCGTTTGCTAATACGTGCGTAATAATTGCAGACATGAAAGGTGAGTACAATTCATATTTCCCATTTACCACAACATGTTTTGGTAATTTCTCACGTTGTAGTCTGGTTGATAAATAATTGATGATATCAATCGTGTTTCGTCTATCAGATTCTTGGAAACGATAGATCTGACGATAGCCCGCATAACCACGTAATGCAATATAATGATCATCGATTGAGTATGGGGTACCATCTGGTACTTTCACTTTTGCTTCACCGTATTGATCATCGAATTTCAAGAGATGTGGATTATAAATACCGCCACCAATTGTCACACGAGAGATGCGGTTTTGGTGTAAGTCATAATGATAATCAACGGAAAGTTTACCATCGATAACGTAACCTACTTCACGTGGTTTATCAACGGTTTTACCATCACGACTAAAACCTAATGCACGATAAGTGATATGAAGCTCGTTGTGTTCGGTCATTCCTTTCAGATATTGTTTTGAGAAGATAATGACACGTGGGAAATCAACACGATAATCGATATTTTCAATGAGGGATTTTCCATTTAACCACACCGCAATCTTAGCTGGTGCGATATCAAGGATTTCATTGTTCTCACCATAAACAAGGGTAAAGTCTACCACACCATCCGATGCCGGTACTAAGATAAGATCACGACAAAGGAACTTATCATCACCAACGACATCATAACGAACGTTAGTTGGATCAGAGTTAGTAAACGAAAATCCATTATCACGTTGAACGAAATTCGTCGCCACATTCGTGACATCTATATAACCACCTTGGTAAGTTATTACATTATTTAAACCGAGTACTTTTGCGATTCGGTATAAACGGTAGTTAGATACAGCGTTTGTTGTCACGTTGACTTTATCACCAATACCAACATCTTTATATAATGAGATCTCATGAGAACCTTTACCTGAGATCGCCTCAATGTAAATTGTCCCTTCATTAACTGGATAATACTTCATGGTATCGGTACTATAGTACCAACCTAATAGTAATCCATCTCTATCATATTCATAAACCGTACAACTTTCCATCAATCCAACTGGAATAATGAAGTAGTTCTTATTCGGATCTTTCGTGATCGATACGTTTGGATTCGCAAGTGCTAATGATGCTTGATCATACCCATAAGCATCAAGGACACGCCCTGCAGTGAGTTCGTGTCTAAAGCAACGCATCAGATAGTTGTAATCTGATTTCTCAAGTTCGCTGGCTTTCCATACATCGATATTGGATGCGGTATCTGTCATCGCATCTAAACGTTTCTCATAATCAAGTTGATATAACTCCATGACATGATGACGTTCTGCAATGAGATTACGATCTAATCCTGACTCATGTACTACCACTTTTAAATACCAGTTATCGATATCGATTTTCTCTTGCATGGTTGTCAGCATAGAGAGAAGGTAATCAACAGGAAGTGAATAAGCCTGATGGGTCACCATACGTAAACTGTCTTCACGGTTACGGTGATAATAGTTACCCATTTCAAATTCAGCATGTTCAATGGCATCAGCTAGTGTTGCTTCTGGATACAGCTTCATGTAGTTGACGATTTGAAGTCTCGGTACGTAGATCGGGAAGATCTCGATATCATCACGATAATGGATCTTTCTTTTATCTTGTACGTGTTTTAACATCAGAAGATATTTATTACATTTATCCAAATCCGAATGGAATGAACGTAATGATTTTACTGAGTGATATTCGACATGTGTAACAGAGCCATCATCTGACATTTCAACGTAATCACCGTAGTTATTACCCATGATTTTATTGGATGGTCTACCGTTAGTGAAAATAAGTGGGTTATGGTAATCTTTCTCATAACGATCGTTATAAGCATTAACCATATCACTTAAGTCTGTTCCTTTCTTATAAATACGACTATCGACGTAAACACGTTTGGTTCGTTCAGTCTGGTTATTTGTTTTCCAGAAGTGACTGCTTCTAAAGTGGAAATAGATTGGTTCAACACCAAACTTAATTCCAAGATCACCATCCTCACGGATCGCAAATAAAATGGTTCCATCTTCTTCTAAGAAATAGAAGACATTACAAAGTGGAACTAAAATACCCGCATCATTATAAATACGAACAAGGAAGTCAGCTTCTAAGCACCATTCTGTAATTGGTATCCATCTTTCTTTATATATAGACAAGTTAAACTCATCTGGATAGTTCCCACCGATCATATACATGTGGAAACGGTCGGTGTTATTTGGAAGCGTCAGTAAACGCTCAAACACCATGGTATCAATAATATCCCCATTTGCATCAGTAAGCTGGGCAGCCTCGATGATATATTGCTCATCTTCATAAGGGCTACACCAAACAAGCTTAGCGGCATGTTGGATCAGATATTCTTGATAATAAGGACTAATCACAGCCATGTTTTCTGTTTTCCTTATTAAATAAAATTATTCGTAAACTGGACCGAAGTATTTCGCGGTATTACTACTTACGAAAGTTCCTAATGCACCATTACGATCTAAACGTTTCATGATTTGACCTAATGGTAATTTTTGATAGAACTTATTCTTCGCACAAGTGAAGTTAATGGCAAGCCAAGCTGGCGGGAATTCAATTGCCACAGCCATGGTTTCTTTTGGATTACCTTGAGAGATCCAACCACCTGCAAGCATAATCGTTAAATCACCCACTGTTAATTTTGATAAACGAGGTGACCAAGCAAGCTCACGGATTTTCTTCATGAATGAATCGATATCTTTAAGGTCAGATGCATCTAACATCTCAACGATTTGCATGTGCGTACCGATATCCACTTTCATCTTACGAGATAGAATCGTTGCAATAGAAGCAAGTTCTTCTGGTTTGATATTTTGGATATCTTTTACTGTGCGAGTCGCATAGAACAATTGAAATGCTGCCATCAAACGTAAAGTTGATTCTGGATCTAATCCTAAACGACGTGCTACCGTTTCAGCAACCAATGCACCGTAGGTATTAATCGGTAGATCTTGCGTTAAGATCAATGAATCCGCATCTTTCATCCACTCACCCATTGCAATGGCATACACCATAATGAAGTTGGTGGTTTCATTTGTTCTATTGCGATGGATGATATCGTTTTCTAATTTTACTCCAGCATAAGCACGGAAGTCAACGACGATAGTAGGTTTTTGTTCTGGTAATTCGATAATAATTGGTTGATAGAAATAAGGAATCTCTACTTCACCTGCTACACCTAAAATACGATAGGTGTCGAAATCATATTTCCCTTCTTGGTCAATCGACTTCACTTGCTTCGTGATTACCATTTCTTTTAATTTCTGCTCGAGCTTACTGATATTAGATCGACGCAGAACCATGGTCTCATATGGACTTTTCATGTTCATCTTTTATATACTCATTTAGCTAAATGTGGTTTATAGTTGATTACTCTATAACTTTAACCACCTACGTCTAGGTGTAAATGTTTACAGAGTTCGTATCATATGTCGTAAAATCGACCCACCCTAGATCTTAAGCCATTTCATAAGCGAAAGACCGAGGGTAGACCCCTTATGTCTGGGGTATAAAACGACATAAATTTCTTAATTAAGGAGTTTATTAATAGTGGGAACTGTAGGAATTCTAGTCACCCTACTTTATTTTACTTTGATAGCTCAAGAGCAATAACGGTTATCTCCATCTAGTACTGGGTGAGATAATAAAACTAATATATTAGTAACCAATAAATAAAGAGGAGTTTCTCTATGGTTATGGCTACATTTGAGCCGCACAATAGTACCCCGCTGATTTGGTATCCGGGTACGAAGGATGAATCCATCCGTGCTGTTCCTTACGTTGCACCAGAGATCCCGATGCATTTACCAGTGGTATTTACTTATGCAAGTAAAGGTCCATTCAATGCAGTAATTAGCTCTGCTTCTTCTGCGGTAGCTTTATTCGGGGAAGAGATCTTTGACGAAAAGAGTCCATATGGTACTTTAGCAACGCCTTTTGCTAACCTATTTAAAGAATACGGCAACCCAATGATGGTACAACGTCTTCATCCAAAAGACATGCCAGCAGAAGCACGTATTTGTTTAGCGATCGAATGGGTTAAATCACCTCAGTTCCGTAAAACAGTTCGTACTGTTTCTGGTGAACACGAAGTGGATGCGAACAACAAAATCGTATTAAGTACTGAAGAACCGATCGAAGGTATCCTTGCAAGATGGCGCGTTATCGCAATGCCATCAGATGGTAAACTTGGCACATTAGAAACTCGTACTGGTACATTACAAGTACGTGATGATGCAACAAGCCAATCTAAAATCTCTCCAATCTTTGAATTCAAAGCACAATGGAAAGGTAAATCTGGTAACAACATCGGTCTTCGTTTCAGTGCACCTAACAAACGTGGTGGCTTGACTAATGCTCAAGTAAGCACATTGTTAGATCAAAAAGCTTATCTATACAACATCCAAGTATTAACACGTCAAAATGAACGTGCTGATGGTGTTGTTGTTAAAACTCAAACTGGCGGTAACGCGGTTCTTTGTTCATTCAAAGAAGGCGCATTTGATATCAATGCCGGTAATGCTTCTATCGACTTCGAAGAAATTTTCTTAGATAGCTATCAAGACTTCGATACTCGTGGCGGTAAACCAGCTACTTATGGTGATATCGGTAGCTTCCATTTATATCGTGAAAACTTAGAAGAAGTTCTAGGTGAAATGTATAAAGTTGAAGCACAAACCAACAATACGGCGTTAAGCACAACTGAAGGTGTTGAAGATGGTAAACATCTTATCAACTTCTTTACTGGTCGTGACCACACCAACCGTCCTTACAATGCCATTTACGTACAACGTGAATTAGATAGCAATGATGCGATCTCTATGGACAGTGGTAAAACCTTCTGGTTAGCAGGTGGTGGCGATGGTACTATGAATAACAAGAACTTTGACGCATTAGTTAAAGAAATCTTTGATACCATGGCAACCGGTAATGAATTACACCCGACTACTTGGAGAGACCAAGGTAAATATCCATTCCGTCAAGTATACGACGTGGGTTATTCTACTGAAACTAAAGTGAGTCTTTATAAAGTACTTGGTGTACGTCAAGAAGCTAACTTAACGATGAGTACTTGTGACTTCATCAACAACCCTAACCAAGCGCCAGCTGTGGATGCAGAAGAATCAATCGGTGCAAACCTTGTCTCTAAAGCACGTAACTACGTAGAATCTGAACTATTCGGTACAGGTGCAATGCGTGCTGTGATTATCCCACAAGCGATGAAACTCATCAATAACCCACGTTATAAAAAATACGTTCCAATGACGTATGAAGTAGCACGTATGCGTGCGCAATACATGGGTCAACCTGGTGGTATGCTTGCTGGTTATGGTTATGATGCGCCTCCATACAACCACGTATTGGAAGGTAAAGAAGTAACGAATGCTTATATCCCTGTTGAATCTCGTATTCGTTCTTGGGATAACGGTGTATCATACTTCATCAACAAATCTGACCGTGTAGTATTCTGTCCTGGTCTGAAAACCGTTTACAAAAACGATACCTCTATCTTAACTTCTGATATCACAATGCAAATCATCTGCGATATCGACTATATTTGTTTCCAAGTATGGGCAGAGTTAACGGGTAACAGTAAACTAACTGATGAAGATTTCATGGAGTTATCTGACACCATGATCCGTGACCGTGTACGTGGTCGTTATGATGACCGTGTTGTGGTTGTTCCACAAACTTACAAAGACACGAAAGACCAAGCTCAAGGCTACAGCTGGACATGTAAAGTAGATCTCTACGGTCCAAATATGCGTACCTTGAATAAATCATTCGTGGTTGCAAAACGCATGGAGGACTTGACAAATGCCTAGTGGTACTTTACGTAATGGACGAGTTCTCATCGCAAAAGACTCAGTTCTTAAAAATAAAGTTGGTCTTGCTAACGGTGTTTCTGATGTTGTTGCACGTCTTGACGTGGATGGTCAGAATGGTCTTAGTACCGACTTCCGTGTATTGAATGCCAATACACCATACACCCGTAATAACGTTCTCTGTTTCGTACTTGAAGTACCATTGTTCTTCAAATACATCGGTAACGATAACGGTAAATCAATGGTTCGTGCGTTTAAAGCATTGATGGAAAACAAATCGAAGAAAATCTCTGGTTTGGATTCTTCTATCAAAGCCGAATACGTTCAAACTAACGTAGGTGCAAACGAAGTATTCGATGTATTCTCTCGTACTACCCGTGAAAAATCAGAACCAACTCATACTTGGGATGATGTAATCGGTCGTGGTATCAGTTTATTCTTTGAAACTTGGATTGTTATGGGTATGGGTGATCCAATTACTCAAATCCCTGGTGTTGTAACCACTCAAAAATACATCACTGAAACTAACAACCGTAAATCAGCTGCATTCAATGCTTACAGCTTAATGCCTGAAAACATCGCAGCTACTTGTATCTACATCGAACCAGATCCAACCTGTACCTATGCAGTAAATGCATGGTTGTGTACTAACATGATGCCAGATAACGCTGGTGATCGTGTGGGTGAAATGGATAAAACTGCAGGTCGTGAGACTCAAGAGGTTACTGTTAAATTTACTTGTCTTCAAGAAATTAACAGCGGTACGAAAGTACTTGCAAATAACATCTTACAATCTCTTGAAATCCGTGGTATGGCTTCAGTAGACCGTCGTGCATACTTAGGTGACACCTATGAAGATATCGTGAAAGCAGGCGAAATCAAAGTTTATGATGATTTAGCATCAGCTGATAGCACTGGTATCATGCAACAAAACTACAAAATGGCTCGTACTGAGCATACCACTAAGATGAAAGCTAACTTTGCGACTGATAAAGCGCAACAAGAACGCTCTACTACCATGGGTGTAGCAGCTGGCTAAGCTTAGTGATACGTTATAGTAATATAACGGACAGAATAAGAGGCATCCCAAGGGATGCCTCTATTTTTGTTGTCTCATCGTTTAATTGAAGATTACTATATATCTTGAGATACACTTCTAATACTTTCACGGCCGTGACCTCGTTACTCGATATCAGAGAACGCAATATAACAAGCATAGGACGACAATCTCACTTTAGACGATGAATCGTATAGGTTACACTAAGATAACGCTACACGGCGTGATTAAGACGGATTAAACACGACTATAGATTAATGTAACTATTAAACAGGAATTATTTCTTTCATCTTCACTTAGTTTGCAAATAAAAGTTTCATTTGAAACCAGTTCTTATCCTAGTCACCGTCTCTAGGACATTTTATCTCTCATCTTAGTAAGAATTCATATAAAAAAGAAATGACGACAAAAAAGAAGGGCATCATAAAGATGCCCAGGGAATTTAGAATGTTAATCAAGTAGTATTGTTATTATAGGATAAGGGTGTCACCCTGGTGAGACGAATGTAACATTACCATACGGAGCTTAGATTTATCTTACACGCCGAAGAAGGTACAAGTGGTGTCATGAGATAAACAATTTTTAATAGATGGTAGATGTCGATGATTTTGCTGATTGTTGTCACCAGGGTAGACTTAGGTTTCGTTCTGAACAGCTACCCAAGCCAGAGGACTTATGGAGATAAAGGAAAAACCATGAAACATGGTACCATCATTAGGCTGAGATACTGTAAAAGGGAAGATGCTAGCAAACCCATATGCCATTCAGAACGAAAAGGGTTTGGTTATAGGGAAAGACGTATTATTAATAACAAAGAGAACCGTTCTATGCTAGGATGCAGAAGATCCGCGTGCAACCGAACCAAAAAATCTTATCCCCATAACCAAAGAGGGCGATTGACAGAAAAGTCTACAACGTCTTAAGAAAACGTGAGAAACAGAGCACAAACCACTTTCGTTGTACTTACTAGGTATTCAGGCCTTTCTATTTTCAACTTTAACTTTCATAAGGAGGATTCCAATGAAGAATCCATATGGATAGCGTAACTGAATCATTAGTTTCTTATCAAGAATACCTGACTGATCTGTCAATCAAATTCATTTCATATAATCAAGCAAGGAGGTAAGAAAATACTTACCTCCGGCTGATCTTTTTAGAAAACTGTGGGCGTATGATAAAGTCACCTGCCAGTGACCCATAGGAGTTATCATGTTTCCACATAATAGTACAAAATAAAATAAACTTTTATTTCTTAAGATTTATAATAGTTCATCGCAAGAGTACGAAGAATAATATACAACATCACCCCTGAACGTTCTAAAGAAACGAGTTTACCTTTTAGTTTTGGTTTGACTTCATAGATAAATCCGTCTACCAGTTTACGTACTGACAATAACGTTTTATCGTTAGCTTTACCTGATAACAAGTTTTGACGTAAACGATACGCGATCTGAACAAGGTCATTGGTTTTTAATCCTTCTGATTGGATTAAAGCAAGACTGTAGATCATGACATCATGACGGGCATCTAAGATTTTATTTTTCCATTTCGGTACAGTTTGATTACGCACCATAAAGCTTAGGGTTTCACGGAACGTACTTTTTACTAACGTTGGCATGGAAGATTCAATCACATAGAGAAGATCTTCTTTAATGAAACTATTCTCATCAGTGAAGATCTTATCTTGGTAGTGTAAGAACTGACTTTGTTGTCTGACTAAATCACCAAGATATAATCCATCCACACTCATACTTAACGCTGAGGTAGAAATCACTTTCTCTTGATCATCTAATACCTGTCTAAATACCGCATTGATCTCGACGATCGATTTGTTGATCTGAGATTTCACACTATTAAGCTTACGTACTACCAATTCATCATCAAAGGTATCAAAGACTTCTTGCTTCGCATATTTTGCATCAGCACGTTGATCATCACCGATAACAAATAACTCGGACTTCATTTCGATCCAGTTCTTCCAGCTACCGGCTACTTTAAGATCAAATCGACGCGTTAAACGCTCATAGACCTCGGTACTGATCTCAGGTGAGGTTTTACCTCGAGAGAAGTAATTATTCATCACAGAGGTCAAATAACGCGCGACCATGATCTCCATGATCACCAATTTTAATCCATCACGTTCTTTTTGACTTAAGTTTTTAGAAGTATGGGCACGATGCATCAGATACACCATCCCGATACTTAGGATGTTACTACTGACTTTAAAGTCTTTATTGATCGTCGGTAACGCATAAACGAAATCGGAAACTTCATCTTCATCGATCCCTAAGATCTCATTTAACCAAACATCATCATCACTACTCATCCATTTTGGGATGTATAACCCAAATGATGCCGTAGAGAAAAATCCCACATGTTCACTATTACGGCTGTAAAAACGATTACGCCATTTCGTTAAGCTCTCAAGGAGCTTACGATTGATCTCCGTCTCACAGTAATAATCGAAGATCTCTTTTAAATTACTAAAACTCATATTCTATCTCTTTAAATATAGACACATGGCATTGGAAGGGACATAAGGCAGAGATACACCAAAAAGATGTATCTCTTAGAACCTTAGTTACCTACAGCTACGTAGTGGATTGCTTCATAGCCGGTGGTCGTTGCATGTCGACCAAAACCACTTCGTCTACTTTCACGATGGTGCACCACAAATCCAAAACGATCTTTACTCGCGATCTTAGGGTTTACCCGCTGACCTGAAGTACCTGTAAAGTTTACTGCAAAACAGTTATTCGGGAATGCGCGATGGAAATTTACTTTATCTCCATCCCCTGTAAAGGTTCCCCACATGATGATTGCACCACCTGGTAAGATACTATACCCATTCTCACCGCCTTGCGTATCACTCGTACCGGGGGCTTCTGTTATCCAATAAGTCATCTGTTATCTCCCTATGGCGATATATTGCCCGCCGTTAGCATGCCAAGCATGTTTACCCCAAGCACTAAAACGAGTTCTTTCGATATGATCTACCCGTACGTTCTCAAAGTCCCCTGAAACATCTGCTTGGTTGACTAACACCATAAAACATTCATTTGGGAATGGTGTATGGAAATTATGCCATCCACCCCCATATTCATTTGGTATACCACCCCATTGGATCATCATCCCACCTGGTAGTATACTAAATCCATTTTCTGCAGTACGAGGTTCTAGATTCCCCGGTGCATTTTCTATCCAATACGTCATCTTAAAGATATCCTTCTATCTTATCGACCAAATGCGATAAAGGTTGCGTTATTTAACTGGTGATCATATTTTGCCTTAGCCCAAAACATATCTCGTCGTATCTCGCCGATATGCGGGTTCTCATAGTCATTGTTCATTGCACTTGCATGTGGTGTCACCACGACATTATAGCACACGTTAGGAAACGGTGTAGGAAAATTATGCCACGCCCCATCATGGTTACCCGGTAATCTCC